TTTCCAAGGTGACTCAACGTAATCTCCGGGATCTTCGTCAGTCTCTACAGCGTTACCGGCAGGGTTAGGCAGAGTATTGAGTTTGGATAGCGCGGCTTCTGCTTCGAACATAGAAGGTACGCCAGCCTTATCGATGTCGGCTGATTTAGGCGCTTCAACAGGTGTGGGATTTTCTTCGCCCGGCTTTTCTTCGTTGGTCGCTAAGGCAACGGGAGCAGGAGCAACCGGAGCAGGAGCGGTGCCGGGTTTGATTCCTACAATTGGATTATCGGCATCGTCAATGTCGAGTTCCCCGGCAGGTGGAGTTGAAGCGTTGATAATTCCTTCGGGTGAAATGAAGAACACGTTATTGCCGGCAACCAACATCGGTTGATCTGCGGCAGGTGTATCGAGCAACGGCAAGCCCAATTCGCTTCGTCGCTCATTGATTGTCTTTGTACCGCCACGCAATTCCAAATCAGACTTTTGAGCGGCTTGCTGGTTGTCTCGGATTTCAGAGATCATGAACTTAAACTCAAGCTCTCGAGGCATACCCAAGTAAGTGTAAGAGATGTTTGTAAGCATTTTTGAAATCCATTGCGACAAAGGCGCAACGCCGATGTTTTGTGCTGATTCGGCTTCGCCTTCTTGATGTGAACTTCCGCCCAACCCTGTTTTGGCGCTGAATCCGATTTCAGTTGGCAAAACACCAAAATGACCGGTGATTGAGGTGAGCAAGTAGTTGTCCAATGTGTCTTTGAACTTCTCTCCGTAACCTTCGTACATCTGCGGTTTCAACCCGGCAGGAAGCAAGAGAGCGCGTTTGCGTTGTTCGGTTTGTCCGGCGAGGTTGTCGTTGATGATGTTTTCATACTGGCGCATCACAAGTGGATCCATACCGAATTCAGCATCAGAAGTAAGCATCATTTCAGGAGTCACGCCATCGGTGTATTCAGCCCTGAGCCATTGCTGGCGGCGCAAATAAAGATCAAGCAAAGGTAAAGCCCGTTCAACCGGGGAAAGCCCGTAAACGCTGTTTGAGCGACGATTACGGACAAGGTAAGTCAAGTCATCTGCGGTGTATTCGCCGTCTGCGCTTTGATCATCGTTGTTTGCTCGGAACTCGGTGCGAGGAAAGCCGTACAGAATTTGCTGGTAAGCAGGTTGAGGTGCAGCTGGTCGCATACCGCGATCATCCAAAAGTGGTTTGATTGTTGAGCCGTCTAAAATCTGCAAGCCGTACAAATCTCCACCGACAGTTTTCTGAGGCCAAATCGCCCAAGCATCAAGGACAAGGATGTCCTCAAGACTCATACCAATCCAATCAATAAAAGTCATTCCGTTTGATCGGTCAGGGTTTTCCCAAAATGTTCGTAGTCGATAAATCTCATCGGAAAACTTTTGCCGTGCGATGCTCATAGCGCGAACATGGTCACCGCCGGATTCAGCAATGATCTTTTCTGAAGCATCGTCACCCAAAACAATATCCCAATCAAGTGAACTGATTTTCGCTTTCAGCACTTCAATACAACGGCGAGCGATATCGATTTGTTCTGCCGCTCCGCGCAAGGTGTCGAATTGGACAAGCTTCTGTTGCGTTCCAAAATTGATGTTCTGAGCAACTTGATACTCGTACCGGCGTGGATCTGATCTGCCATCATCGCGCAAAGGGTTGATTGAAGCCGGTGCAACGGGAAGCGCTGGACCAAAAGGAACCCCGGCAAGCAACGGGTTACGAGGCAAAGGTGTTTGTTGCCCGTAGTTTGAAGTCTGCCCCTGAGCAGTACGCATCTGTTGTTCAGTAAGAGTGACTGCCCCAGCCGGAAGATTCATTGCTGGCGCTTTTTCAATTTGATCTGCTACTGCTTTGGCTAAGCGGTCAATTAGACCCATGTGCTTGCTCCTTGTTTAATGCCCCTTGTAATTCAGGCTGGTGTAATAATAGCGTTTAGTCTTGTCTTTCCGTCTGTAAAAGGCTGAAAGTTTTATCGCCTTGCCTTTTTTTAAGGTGTTTTATGTTATTTACCACTATTCCAATTTTGTTCGTAGGCAAGGTCGCGGCTAAAAGGTCGGAGTTTTCTTGATCGGCGTAACCCGCCTTGACAAGAGCTTCTATGCTTGGGAAAACATCTGCGTGGCGATCTTTTTCCTTATCCACAAGATGATCCTGCTTTCCGCCCATAGAATAAATAATTACAAAATTGCTAGGCAAAGAAAACCTTTTTACCATAGCCACTTCTTTTGTATAGGCATAAAAAAATACATGAGGACTACTAGCAGCAATTTCTAACCAAGCTTGAAAATACTCCGCCGAGTAAAAATCTCCTGAATCGTGAACGCGAACTGATTTGCCGCCTTGATATCTTTTTAATTTCAGTTCTTCAATAATTGCGGTTTTCCACCCCTGTAAATCGTCAAGAGTCAGTTCAAGATTTCGAGTGTGAGCGGCTTTCACATTAGAAAAGTTATATGTTCCAGAGCGTGCGTAGCACAATTGAGCGCACACTCCGGCGTTAGGACAGGTTAAAAAGTTTTTGCCTGTTGATAGTTTGGTAGCCAAAGCCGGCAAAGACCAAGTGAATATGCCGTCAGCTTTCAATTCTCTATTGCCGTTTGTTAAAAAATATTTCATTTTTCCCCTATCGCAGACTTACATCTTGGACAAAACTTAGCGCCTTTCAAGACAGGCAATCTACACGATGGACAGAAGTCTGCAAGTGCCGCTAACGACTTCATTGCAACGCTTCCACCCATCAAATCTGTTATCGCCCACACCATCGCATCCATGCGGTCAGGTGATTCTTTGCTGTCCGGTTCCCAAGTCACCAATTGATCTTCAAGTTCCGGGAACGCTCCAACCATGTGAAGGCGCTTTTGCTCGCTGAGTGCTGATACGGGTTCCGCTCTGACTTGCTTGCCGCGTGAGGCGGTCACTTTACGCAAAGCAACTGTGTTATCAACCTGCTTCAACACTTCCAACACAAGATCACCGCCATTGTTTACTTCGGCAACAACTCGGTCAGCCTTCCACTTGCGATACAACTCGACCGCTTTGCGCGCCCAAGCATCCGGAGTTCCTTTCATCGTTGCATCTTCAAGTATCCAGTAATGCCCGTCAGGGGTTGCACCGGCAACAATAATTCCCGTCATGTCGGAATCCTCGCCGCTTGTAACCGCCGGGTCAATTGCCACGACAATTCGATAACAGGCAGGTGCTTCGCTCACTCGAGCTTCTTCAATCAATGCGCGTGTCCACAATGCGCCTTCTGAATCTTCCAGCAACTCCCCAAACAACTCTTGCCGACCTAATCGAGTGCCAGCGTAACGCGCCTGTAATTCAATCAATGCTTGCGGTGCAAGGTTTTTGGCGTTATCGAAGGTGGAACCGCGAACAACTTTTACTGTTCCGTCTGTGCGCTTACTCAACGTGCGAATAATCGGCACATTCTTCGGGGTTGTTGTTACGACTACGCGGGGATGGGAACCTAAGCGCATACCGAATTGCAGTTGATCCCAAGTTTCAGGATATCTCCACGCCGCTAATTCATCGCACCACGCTCCGTGATGCTGTGGACCACGAAGGCGATCAGGTTCATCTGCTGAAAACAATTTAATGCGTGAACCATTTTTGAGCCGGATCAACCCGGTTGAGCGGTTGTAGTAATCAAGGTTGTTGTATTGCCGCAAAATGGGAATGACTCCCGATTCACCCTCTGCGCATACATCTCTCACATCGCCAAAAGTTGGAGCAACAATCGCCCACCGCGTGTTGTCTTGAGTGCTGGCTTCCCAAGCTATCCACTCTGCCGCTGTTCGTGTCTTTCCTGCACCTCGACCAGCCAAATACAACCAAGTGCTCCACTCGCCGTTATCCGGCAGTTGTTCCGCTCTCGCTAGTTCCGCTGCCCAAAGTATTCTGCGCGCTGCGAGATGATCGTATAAGTTCAACGATTCGTTGGGTATGTTCTGCAAGGGTATTCCCATCGTAAGTGACCACCTCAGCTTGTAATTTGTCCGGAGCGTTCAATCCAAGCACTCTTGCTCGCCTGTCGTGAATCGCAAGCACTCGATCAATTTGCCTCAACTCAAGTCTGCCGTTGTTGTTTTCTCGGGCATCTTGATAAATCTGCAACTGCAAGGAATCGAGCGTGGCAAGTTCAATATCTCGGTACTCATCGAGCTTCGGGTGAACCATTCTGTCAGCCGCTCTTTGATACGCCTTATACGCTCCCGAAGCGCCGGCATACCCCAAAGCATTAGCGACCTGCGCCCAAGTTGCGCCTGTTCTGCGCAATTCAATGATCTTGTTTTCCTTGTCCAAGATTTCGGGATCAGGCGCATTTTTCCTGCTCATGTATTCACCTTACATTAAGAAAACAGGAAACGCGACATTAGCTCTGCACCCTCTTGAGGTGATAAGCCAGAAGGAATTTCAATTGCGTTGAACTCCCCAGCAAGGTTTGCGTGTTTGGTTGCGCGACCTTTGACCCACGATTCATTTTGCACTTTCCCGGTTATCGCATTACGAGCATCCCGTCGTGCTTTTGCAATGTGCGGTTCAGTATTGAGGTAAAACAAATGAAACTCTCCAAGGCTTTTTGCAAGGTTGAAAAAGCGAGCGTTAGCAAGCCGGTCACCCTCGCCGTAAACGATGTCTACATTTACTGTCGGCAACCAAGGTTCAATTGCCACTATCGCCGTATTCCCAAGAGTGTCTGTACCCCCAAAAGTAGGTCTGATCCAACCGAGTGAAATTGCTAAGCCATTCGGTGTTTTGTGCAAACGGTGCTTGATGGGTTCATCTATTTTGTCGGTTTCAACCCAGTTGTTTGTGAAGGCTTCGGTGAGTGTCGTCTTTCCTGCTCCCGGTTGTCCAATAAGGTAGATAGTTTTCATAGTGAGTTGATCCATTTCTCTACAACTGCTGGTGAAATTGCGTAGCCTGAACGTGCGAGATTGCCCATTGTGGTTGAGCGCTTTCCTGCAATTGGCAACAGAGGCACATTCTTTGATTGTCGCGCCCTGATTCCTGAAATTACGCGCCACGTCGCATCCGGTTGAACCATTCCCACTTCAATTCCAATTTTTAGCATCTCCCACACTTCCTCAACCGCTTTGTCGAGGTCTTTGTTAATGGATGAGCCAAATCTCACTTCATGTCCGAGGTTTGCGGCTGTAATGGAGTGATAAGGTCGAATGTGATGAACTCGCAACGGTTCATAATCAAGGTGAGCATCGTTTGATACTAAAGTTGCACCTGCCAGCCCCTTAAAGTCGCTATGCAAGTTTTTGCCGTAAGCCCCAACCGTTACCAACACCGCATCCGCTTCGAGCTTCTCTCCACCTTCAAACGTGACAGTTGTGTCTTGAACTTCTACGGCATTTTGTCGGTAATCCGGTTCAACCAAAACTGATTCCGGTTGAATCAACCACCATCCACTCTGTCGCTTCGGGATCAAATTGCGCCAATGAGTGACAGTTGCTTCTTGCGCAACCGCCGCATCCCACGCTCTGTACCAATCCCATGATCGAGCGCAATCATTTTGAGTTGCTTTATCAAACCAAGCTGGACGAATTGTTGCCAAAGCGCACCGCGAAGCGGCTTGCCCCGAGTTTCCGTCAACAACAGTTACTTCCCAACCTTTGTGCCGAGCAACTCGAGCGGCTGATGAACCAGCAATACCTGCACCCACAACAATTAGTTTCATGCCCTGCTTCTCTCTAATATTTGTCCTGTAATACGATAAACCTGTTTGCGGCTTTTATCAATCTCTTTCCACCCGTTTAGCTCTCCCAAGTATTCGTGGGGGATAACTTTTTGTCGAGCTTTGTACGCCCATTCGGTCAGATCAGAAGGCACTTTGTCTAAACACTCTTGCATCTCGTCAATGTCTATCCCCGGGTAATACCGACCATTCTTAAGAGCGTAAAAGTCGCAAAGTGAAGTTTCAGCCGTTTCAATCCCCACTTCAAGATTTTTGTTTGCAAGGAATTGCACAACATTCAAACTTAATTTGTCGAGCTTTTCAATTTCACCCGGGGAATTGCCTTGAGGCAAGTTATTGCCGTAAAGCATCTGCAATCCTTTGCGTGGTCCACTCGAGTTTGCGTGACCCATGTCTGGAGCTTCTAATTCAAATCCATTGCACTTCCATAGCATTTCGGCAGTTTTGTACGCCGCCCACCGACCGTTGCCCCAAATTGTCATCAACTCGTCATTTACAACCTTCCATGAGCCTTTTGGATCTCCGGGAATAATCAGGGATGAAATCCACGCGTGAAGCCCATTGTGTTGAGCGGCTTTTAAGCAAAGCGAATCTAAGTGTTTTGCAAGTCTAATTGGGTCGCGGTGTCCTCTGCGAGCAACAAGGCAAGGCAACTTTAATAATTCCTCTTGCGGAACGGTGGGATGGCGATACAGGGAAAAGACTTTTAACGCTGAACCAATGTGATAGTACGCAACGTGCAGGAAAACCAACCATGTTGCGCTTTCATCTAGAAAATGAGATCCAACCTCTTTCAAAACTGGATAAATTGGATCCATATCTTGCGAATAGGTCTGTATTGCGTGGAAAGTTGCAAAATCTTCCCACAATTGTTTATTCAACGGGTTTTTGTCCAAATGGTGATGTTGCGTTGCCTTTAAGCACTTCAACCATCTGTTCTTCCCGATGAGTGCGAGATTCTTTTGCCTTAGCCGATTCAACCGCGTAAGTGAAACAATCTTTCATCCCTCGCAACGCGTAGTAAACAATTGAATACCGGTAGGCATCTTTTGATTTTGGAGTCATCGGGGTCACGCCGTGAACGTATTTGTACCCAGCAAAGTAAGTTACCCATCCATCGCGGCACGAACAGGTCAAGTCATATTCAGGAAAATTGAGATAACCGCCTTTCATTTCGCGCCTGATTACGGGCATTGCTGACCATGTAGCAAAATTAAAGCCATCGCGGTGATACGGCAAGGTTGAAGATTTATTTACTACGCCCGAAGTCCACAACGCGTCATCCGTCATGCGCCATTCATTGTCCAACCCGGCTTCGGCAAGGTTTTGTTTGTCGCGCTCGTAAAGTTCCGGGGCAAATTCTTTGTAAAGCTTCGCAAACTTCTCCGCAAAAGCAATCAGCACCGCGTGTTCCTCGGGTTGCTCGTAAGCAAGTGAAGTGGGTCGGCACGATTCCCGGCGTTGATAAACTTTTCTTGGCGCCATTCCAAAAGTGCGAGATTTGTTGCGCATTCCGGTTGATTGTCGAGTAGTTGCACCGTACTTAATGTTCAGCACCGAAGCTCTCAACAAATTGACTTCTTCTTCCATAGGAAAATAAACAAACACTACTTCTTCGGTATCGTCATCAATCCATATCCCGGCTTCGTTGCAGTTAGGCTCAAGATCAGGTACGACTTTCCCAACTGTTTCCGTCGCTTCATCCTCGGTCATAACTCTTTTAATACGATAAACGGGCAATTCAGACAGTTTCATGTGGCGCCTTTTCGTTGAAAACACTCTCCACCAATTTTACAATCGCATCAGAGTTGTTGCTAATGCCGTGAATTGCTCGATACTCCGATAACTTTTCTATCAACCATACATACACGTCATTTTCGTAATCAGCCATTAGCATACGGGTTGTTTTTTGCGCGTAGCGTTCAGCGTATTCTCCGAGATTTGGAATGTGAGCCACGTTGCTTTGCCCGGTTTCACCCTTCTCAAGAGAGTGGAATTGAACGTCAGGCGTGAGTTGCGGTGTTTCCTTTTCTTGAATAAGCGCAAGCAAGTCATCCACGTCACTCGATTCGTAACCGGTTGCAGACAAATCATCAAGGCTTGCTAAAAGATCCAGCAACGCCGCGCTGTCGTACTCGCCTGAGTCTGAAGTTTTATTATCAATTGCTACGATCTTTGCCGCAGTATCTTCGTCCACATCAACATAAGTAACCGCAATTGTTTCCCAACCCAGTTTTTGAGCGGCGGCATAAGTGTGATTGCCAGCTAATATCTCGCGTGTGCGCACATTTACTGTAATTGGCTTGTATTGCCCGTAAGCTTCAAGTGATTCGGCAATCAAACCTACGTTGCCTTTGCGTGGATTTTTGGAGTAAGTTTTGATTTGCGTAAGTTCAACTTGTTCAATGTCCATAAGATTACTTTACTGTTCCTTGTCGGTTAGTTCCAATCGTGCATCCAAAAGTGAATCTAATTCACTAAGCAAAATTATTCTGCGCCGGTGAATCAAGCGTGGGTCAGCCAACAATGATTGTATCCACACCATCGCCTCATCAATATCTTCAATGGTTGCATCCTCGGTTTGCACAAAGCAAGACTACCTGTGTTTCCTGCGCGTTCGCATATCAGCAAATTCCTGCACTTCTGCGGCTGAGTAATATACTGAGCGCCACACCCTTTTCTTCCATTTTAACTGCCCCCGGTGTTGTATCTGCCGCAGGTTATTTATCGTGATCCCGAGGAACTGGGCAACCTTTTCAGTTGCCCATAACTCCTCGCCATTATCGGCTGTTACCAAGGCGCAACCTCATCCATTAACGTTTTTTTGCTTATTTTGACCTCGGCAATGCTTTGACCCAAAATGGTAAATGCGCTTTTTTCAACGCCATCCTTTGTCCATTTGTTCAAGCCAAACACGCCTTCAACTTCAACCAAGTCACCCTTGCGGTAAAAATCCATCACCGCATCGGCATTTTTATTCCAAAAAGATACATTGAACCAAATTGTTTCGCCTTCGCCTTTTGATTTCGACCAAGGCGTGAACGCAAGCGAAAATTCCGCAATGGTTTCATCGCCAACAGTTTTTAATTCCGGGTCTTTGCCAATTCGACCTTGTATTGTGATTCTATTCTTTGCCATCGTTGCCCCCTAGTATGTGAATTGTTCCATCTTCGTTTAATAAGCCAATTGAACCATCCGGCAAAACCATCGGTGCTTCGTCAGGTTCCTGCCACGATCCAACCATCCAGCCTTTGCGCTCTGCTTCGGCAGGATTTAAGTGAATGCTGTTTGTGTTTAAGTTATGACACCCGTGATGAATGCGGATCAAATTTGCAACGCAATCTTTGCCGCCGCGTGATTTTAATTTTCTGTGGTGCAACGCCATTGAAGCTTGTTCTGCGACACCGCACACTTCGCAATACCCGTTAGCCCGGGCAACAACCTTTGCAACAATGCTTGAATCAATTGCCATCAGTACCAACCTTTCTGCTTTTCGTGTTTCCACGCGTTGCAGGGAGTCCCGTACCTTACCGATATGTAACGCAATCCTGCTGTAATCTGAACAATAGCGTTTTTGGGTCGCAATGGGAAATTGTAATCAATCCAAGTTTGATCGAGGAACTGAGGAATACCAAAAGCGGTTGAAGTAGGGTTTTTTGCTTGAGCATTCCAATGACTTTCGTGAGTCCATAAATCATCAAGGCATTTCCAACCTGTCGCGCTCCCCCATTGTCCCAGTGTGACAATCTTTGCGTAAAGCTTGGGATGTTTTGCTAATTCCATTTTTGGAGCAAACGCGGCTTGAGCCTCAACTGCTTGACAAGATCCAACCAAAATGGCTATAAAAAGTATCTTGCCGATAATTTTTATGCCCTTTCCTTCCCCCTTATTGAGCAATAGGCGCAGATAGTTGCCACCCAAATTTGAGTTCCGCATTGCGAGCATCTGTTTATTTGTTTGTCATCCATTTTCGACTCCTAAGTGTGATAGCGGATAAATAAAGTTTAGACCTATGCGCCGGAAATTTGTCACCGGCGCTCTAGGTGGGACAGCAGGTATGGCTCCGGGGCATATCCATCATGACCATCCTTCGCAGGGAAATGAAAAAAACCTGCGTTTACTGTCGATTTGAGAAAAGGTGTTTAACGAACATATCTCCAGCGGCTCCCATAAATGTCACAATGCGATGGTGATTCCCGTCTGAATCCTTAAATCTTTCCCAAGCTTCAACCGCTTCAATTGCGGTGTCGTAATGAAAATCCCATTCCTCGGGTAAACTATTTTCTTTTTTGTAAGTTACCAAATGTATTCGATACTGACATTTCTTCATTTTCATTCTCCTTAATTTGTTCGTGTAATTTTGCGTGTTCTATCATCATGTTTTTGCCCTCTCGGGACATTCCAATAATAAAATCTTTCATTGTTGTTTCTAAAAATAAATCAACTTCATTTACATTATTGTATTCAACGCGAAAATCGCAATCAAGTTCCGGGCATACTTCAATTATTTTCATCTGTTCCTCAAGCAATTCTTCATGTGTCATTTCAACCCCAATATCTCTGCTACATCAAGAGCATCCGGCCGAGTGAGCAATTTGAGCGCCCTTTCGTTGTCGTCTTGTTTTGTTACAACATTTTGAAAAACTGCTTCTGCCGTTGAGAATGAGTCGGTCATAGGTGATCCTTTGCCCAAGCGCAAGCCCGGTCGTGACCGGCGAGCGCGGCAACTTCATTTGCATATTGCTCTGAATACTCCAACGCTGTGTAGTTTTTTGCTCCAAACACCATTGTTTCAAAAATGAGCGGAGCGCCGTTGCCCCAATTGTGATTCATTCCCAACCACACAGTAGACACCCAAAATTTACCTACTGTTGTTTCAGCAATTCTTGCGTAACCCGGGGTTAATTTTAATTCCGCAAATGTTTCAAAATCAATCACAGCGCCTTGTTTGTCATAAAATTTCATTCCATTACCGCCAATTCTTCTGCGGCAGATTCCCACGATTTAATTGTTGTTAAAACATCGTGCAGAACAAACCACATCAATTGAGAATCGTGCGAATCAGCGGCTTTTTTCAAATTTATTGATGCGTGATCGCAATACTTTTGAATCATTTTCATTTTCTTTTTTTTAGACATTTCGTGCACCTTCCGGAGCCAATTCAAACATCATTGCGTTCAGCTCTCGAAAATCTAATTGCTTGCTCAACCATTGCACTCTGTCCAGAGTTTTTTGAGTGTCCAACCCGGAATCCGTGACAAATGCTTTGTAAGGCATTTTGCCTTTGTAATCTTTCATAAACTCAACCGCCGCTTGATAAATAGGTTCATCGTTATTGAGCCAGAACGATACATTCCAAGTTGAGTAATTTTTCCAGCCTTCGTATTCCATTTTAATCTTTCCCCCATCCTATTCCTTTGAATTGAATTCCTACTTTGTTGTATTTTCTTTTCATCGTATCGCCGCAAATTCCGCAAGGCGCGGTATACGGAGCTGTGCCAATTAGGAATTCGATTTCCTTGATCCCGTCTAATTCACATTCGTATTCGTAAATTGCCATTATTCGCACCAATTGCAATCCGGTGAACCATGATCTTCGCAATAATAAAAAGTCATTCCCTGATTGCTTTCGCATTTTGGGCAACAGGTTTCGCCTTCAATTTCAAGTTGTTCCGATGCTTTGTATTCTTCGCCGCAATCGTTGCAATAACCAAGGCGTTCACTCCAAGCTTTTATCCAAATTTTGTGAGCCGTTAAAATGCGCTCCTCTAGTAATAACATATTAAAACCCCCAACACTTTTCCGGAGTTCCCCAGCAATACCCGTGAGTTGTCCACCAAATGTGATTGATAACGTAAAAAGCAGTAATTAACAGAGGAATTCCAACAACAATAAACGCAACCCAACGTCTGCGATAAACGTATTTCTTTTCCATTCTCATTCTGTTTCAGTCCTCTCAACCCGGGTAATTGATAATGGCGCACTCCAAATTCCGGTGCCTTTTGGTCTTGTTGCTAGTCGTACGGTGTTGTTTTCAAAACTTGTAAGCAAGTATTCGTTGCCCCAATCATCCTCAAATACTGTTGTTGTAATCATTTCATGCACCTACTTTGCGAATTGACTTAAGAGCATTTTCAAGGATAGTTACCGCTTCTCGAGAATTGCCCCCAACATTCCACTCAAACATCTCGTAAAGATCAATTTCATAACCATGCTTCCAATCGTAAGCGGTCACGCAAATTCCATCGCCCAATACGCCGCCAAAATCGTAGCGACATTTGCCGTCAGCTGATTCGCCAAAAAATTCAAGAATGGAATTTAATTCAGCGCGGGTTGCAGTTACATAACCTTGAAACGAAGTTCCAATAAATACATTGTTTTTCATTTTTATTCTCGTTTTCTTTTTTTAGGGGGTCTTGCCGACCCGGTTAAGATAATCTAACCTGAAAAAAACGGAAAAGGGAAGTTTATTTCAAAACTTTTTTTATTATTTTTTTTCAGCAATTCTTACTTCAACCCCGGGATGAATTCCGTAAATTTTATGAGCGTTGATTGAAACAACTTGAGAATCATCGTTGTATGCAACATGAGTCAGCGCATCTAAAACTCCCCGAATCAATTTATCGAGGTCAGGTGGGACAGTCGGCAAAATTCTTTTTACTGTTTTTGGCTTCGGCATAATAAACACCAAAGTCATTTCTATTGGAGCATCGGTCAATTTTGCCCCGGCAAGCTTCGCCGCAAACGCGACAGTTGAACGCCAAACCGCAAGAGCTGAACCTTGAGAGTGCAGAACACGCCCATGAATCACTTTCATTGATCCTTGGGGAACTGGAACCCCGTCAGCGCGAAAATCAATCATTGAATTAGGGTAACTGAATCTGTAATTACTTCGTGCCGCTGATGGTTGCCGTTGGTCGCGTACAAATCGTAAGCTCGGTTAAAATCAGATTCAATTGCCTTAACGACGTATGGAGAGTTGCCAAGTAAAACTGTATCGCCTACTTGAACTTGACTTGGCTGAACAGAAATAAGTGTCATGTTTTCACCCCCTTTCTGTGAGGTTAAACACATAAATTGTAATGCTTACAGCCTGAAATTACAACTCATCGAGTAGGTTTTTGACGATCCATTCCACCACCGGTACGGCTACTGCGTTGCCCATCTGTTTGTAGCGGTTGGTGTCGGCTTGCCCTTCTGTCCAGTTATCAGGAAATCCTTGTAAGCGTTCACACTCAATTGGGGTAAGTCGGCGAACTGTTTGTTTTTCTACATCTGCATGAGCAGATTTACTTGCGCCAGCCCTTTAAGCATTTTTTATATCAGATT